CGGCCGGGACATGGCCGGGTCGGCGTTTGATGCGCTGCAGGCCTCCGGTGAGACCCGCATGTGTATGGCGTCGGGTGTGCCGGCGATCGTGGCCGGCGCCCGGCAGGGCCTGCAGGCGTCGGCGATCGGCGAATACCAGCAGGCGCTGCGCGCGTTCGCCGATTTGAAGATGCGGCCGCTGTGGCGGTCGGTGTGCGCGGCGCTGGCGAAGCTGGTCGCCGTGCCGGGCGGGTCGCAGCTCTGGTACGACACGACCGATGTGTCTGCGCTGCAGGAAGGCGAGCAGGACAAGGCCGGGACCATGTCCCAGCACGCGGAGACGATCAACAAACTGATCATTGCCGGGTTCACGCCGGATTCGGTGATCACCGCGGTTGTCGCCGGCGACATGACGCTGCTGGTGCACTCCGGCCTCGTGTCGGTGCAGATGCAGAAGCTTGAAGAGAAGATCCAGCCGGCCGTTTCGGTTGTCACCGCAACCAGCCCTGCCGCGCCAGCGTCCACGAACGGGGCCGCGCCGGTCAACGGCGCGACCCCGCAGCTCGCCACGGTCGGCTCGTAAGGAGTGATGATGGCCGTCTCCGACAAGCCCTGGGGCGACTTCAGCCAGGCGGACTACACGCCGCAGCAGTGGGCCGCCGCGTGCCTGGTGCACCGCGCCCCCGCCGCCGGGCAGGACCAGTACGCCAAAGGCCTGTGTTCGGTTCCGGTCCGCGAACCGGACGGCACGCTCAACCGCAACGCCGTCCACGCCGCCGCCGGCGCGCACGGCATCGGCGCGGTACAGGGCATCTCCGATGCTGAGCGGACAGCCGCCGCGAAGACGCTGGTCGGGCTCTACAAGGAAGTCGGCGACCCGCCGCCGGACTCGCTGCTCAAGCTCGCCGGCATGGGCATGATGGCCGGCCGCTCCGTCGTCGCGGTGCCGCTGACCTACCGGCGCGTGTTCGAGCTGGAAGGTATCGAGGTCATCTCGCGGGCCAAGGGCGGCGACGGTAAGACGGTTGAGGCCTACGCCGCCGTGTTCGACATTCCGACCGAGGTCCACGACCAGCACGGCGACTACGTCGAGGTCATCGACCGGACCGCGTTCAACCGGGAAATCTCCAACGGTGTCGTCAAACGTGCGAAGGTGCTGCTCAACCACGGGTTCGACGCCCGCGGCGGCACCGGCGGCATGCAGCAGGCGCCACTCGGCTCACCGGTCGAAATCAAGGCCGACGGGCGTGGGCTACTCACGGTCTCCCGCTACAACGACGGCCCGCTGTCCGAGCAAGTGCTTGCCGGTATCCGTAACGGCGACTACCGGGCCCAGTCGTTCGAGGGCCCGATCCGCCGCTCCGATCCGGCCCGGGCGCCCGGTAGGGCCCGCCCCAACAGCAACCTGCCTACCGTCCGCCGACTTGAGCTCGGCCTCAAAAACTATGGGCCGACGATGAACCCCTACTACCCGCAGGCCGAGATCACCGCCGTGCGGTCGGCCGCGGAACTTGTCGAAGACTTCGCCCTGCTTGACGAGGCAGGGCGGGAACAACTGGTGCAGGCGATGCTCGCTGATCCCGAGCTGGCCCGCATGATCGCCGCTCCCCGAGGGGGACTCGGCGCCGAGGACTCGCACAGCGTGCGCTCCAGCCGGCACACCGATCTCGCCCGCCAGCGCCAGAACGCGCTGTGGGCGGAGCTGGCGATGATGGAGATGGCCACACATGGGCAAGCGACAGAGTGAACTGATCGCGGGCGAGATGGAGGCGCTGCGCGCCGAAGTCGAAGTGATCTCGAAGATGCCGATCCCGGACGAGGACGCGCCCGACGCGGCGCGCGCCGACTTCGAGGCGGCGCAGACCCGCTCCGACGTGCTCCGCGCGGAGTGGACGACGAAGAAGACCGCCTACGACAAGGCGGTCGAGCGCGAGAAGCAGGTCGACGAGATCATGCGCGCGCATCAGGAGCAAGCCAACCGAGAGGAAGGCGGCGCCCGCCGCGGCCCCGAGGTCCGGCGCACCCGCGACGCGTTCGAGGAGGACGCGGAACTGCACGACCTGGTGCGTTCGGCGGCACGCTCCGACCGGGAGAACCCGGGTGTCAACTTCGACCCTGACCCGATCATCGAGCGGGCGAAGTACGCGATCGACCAGATCCCGATCCGGCTCGACGGCCGCGACGAGGCGGTCAAGGAGCGGCTGCACCAGCTCGTCGACCGCGACGACGACCGCAACGCGGCGCTGATCGCCCGGCACATCATCATGACCGGGTCGCGGCAGTACCGCGAAGAGTTCAAGGAGTACGTCCGTACCGGCGGCCGCTACCTGCCGGAGCTGCTGCGTACCGCCATGTCGCTGACCTCCGCCAACGGTGGTGTGCTCGTCCCGCACTACCTCGACCCGACGATCATCCTCACCAACGCCGGTGTGTACGGCGGCACGATCCGGTCGATGGCGACGGTGCGCACAATCGCCGTCAAGCAGTGGGAGGGTGTCACCTCCGCCGGTGTCACCGCGCAGTGGACCGGTGAAGCGACGTCCACCACCGACGACTCGCCGACGTTCGTGCAGCCGACCATCGTCGCCAAGAAGGCCGACGCGTGGATCACCGGCTCGTACGAGGTGTTTGAGGACACCGGGTTCGGTAACGACCTGTCCCGGCTGCTCGGCGACGCGAAGGTCCGCCTGGAGGAGGCGGCGTTCGCGACCGCGAACACCGGCGCCACCCAGCCGCGCGGCGTTGTCGCCGCGGTCGCCGCGGTGACTGCCTCGATCGTGACCTCGGCGACGACCGGCGCCCTGGTCGTCGGCGACGTGCACAACACCACCAACGCCGTGAACCCGCGCCAGGAACAGAACATGGCGTGGCTCGCGCACAAGGCGATCTACTCGAAGATCCGCCAGTTCGACACGGCCGGCGGTTCCGCGTTCTGGGCGAACCTGCAGGTCGGGCAGCCGCCGATCCTGATCGGGGCCCCGGCGCTCAAGTCGGCCGCGATGACCTCGGTCGTCGGCAACGGCACGAACGTGCTGCTCGCCGGCGACTTCAGCCAGTACTACATCATCGACCGGATCGGCATGACCGTCATCTACGACCCGCTCGTGAAGACCACCGCCTCGGGCGCGGCACCGACCGGCCAAGCCGGCTGGTACGCCCACTGGCGCGTCGGCGGAGATGTGGTCAATGCAGACGCCTTTAGATTGTTGCAGCTTAACCAGGTAGCGGCGGCAACTGCACTGGCCTGATACCTTCAATCTCGCGTACCATATCAGGTATGGAGGTATGTGAGGTTGAAGGCTGCGGTGGGGTTATCCGTTCCGGCGGACTCTGCCGCAGGCACGCACGGGAGCGTGGCCAGCAGAACGCCTGCTCGGTTGAGGGGTGCGGGAAGCCAGTACTCGCCCGCTCATACTGCCCGATGCATTACTGGCGCTGGCGCAATCACGGCGACGCCGGCGGGGCCGAGAGCCACTACAAGGGCAAGCGGCCCTGCCGTGTCACCAACTGCGCGAACGATGCGATCACCCGGGACGATCTGTGCCCGACCCACCGCCGGCGCAAGCGTCTCTACGGCGATGAGCACGGCACCCTCGCCACGCACATGCCGTGCGCGGTCTGCGGGAAGCCGTCGATGCACGGTATGCGGTTCGTCGACAGGTGCGAGGTCCACGCTTGGGACCGGATGCTCGACATGTATCTCGCGGACGAGACCACGGGTGTCGTGCGGGACGGCAAGTACGTCTACCTGACGGTCCGCAAGGAGCGCCGGGCGGCTCATCGCCTGGTGATGGAACGACACCTCGGCCGCGAGTTGCTGCCGCTGGAAGAGGTCCACCACAAGAACGGCGTCAAGACGGACAACCGGCTGACCAACCTCGAACTGTGGACCAAGAGCCAGCCCGCTGGCGCCCGCGTCGAGGACAAGGTGGCGTGGGCGGTTGAACTGCTCGCGCTGTACGCGCCGGATCGTCTGGCGTAATCCACGCAACGCCCGCTGGTAGCTCCAGCGGGAAGGCGGCCCCCGAGTCCTCCGGCCCGGGGGCCGCCGCCTACCCGGAGGGAGAACAGTGCAGCAGTACGCCACAACCTTCTGTTACGACCCGATTGTCGCAATCAGGAACAAGCTTCCCGTGGGAACGACCCTTGAACCGGACGGCGATCTCGTCGTAATCCGCGACGCCGAGGGCACCATGCTCGGCGTCGCGGTGCCACCCTTCGTCCCTGCCGTCGAGGCGGTGGCAGAGTAATGCAGTACCGCAACCCTGCCGAGAAGGTCGTCATCGGCTACCTGCATCCCGGCCACTACTCGGCCGGTTTCGGGGAGTCGCTGCTCGACCTGCTGCAGTACGACGTGGCCACCCATCGGCGGGTGGTGGAGGGCGGCGGCCGGATCTCGTTCCGGGCGTCGGCGAACCTCGCCACCCCGCGTAACCGGGTGGTGGAGCAGTTCCTGGAGTACGGCAAGGCCGATTGGCTGCTGTTCCTGGACTCGGACATGACGTTTGATCCGGATCTGGTGGAGCGGCTGTTGGAGCATGCGGATCCGGAGCAGGCGCCGATTGTCGGCGGGCTGTGTTTCGGGTTCGACGAGAACGGCGACGTGCAGCCGACGCTGTACGGGTTCATGGGCTCCGACCAGGATGACTGGTCGACGATGGATGTGATCCGGTTTCACGAGTGGAAGCCGGATTCGATGTATCAGGTGGCGGCGACGGGCGGCGCCTGTCTGCTGATCCATAAGCGGGTGCTGGTCGCGATGCGCGACTTCGCGCATCCGTCGGGCCGGGTCGGTTTCGACGAGGCGTATCCGTGGTTCCAGGAGATGAAGCACAACGGGAAGCCGGTCGGTGAGGACATCGCGTTCTGCTGGCGGGCGATCCAGGCCGGGTTCCCGGTCTACGTGAACACGGCGGTCCAGTTGGGGCATGTGAAGGACCGGGTGTTGACGATGGACGCGTATTTCCTGTCCCGGGGTCTTCTGTCCCCGACGCATGTGGGGGCGACGGCATGATCGCACGGGCGCGTGAGACGTTTTTCTATGACGGCACTGTGGAGCATGGCGGTACGGAGCGGCCGGCGGATCATCCGCTGGTGGCCCGGTTCGCGGCGTTCTATGAGCAGGTTGAGGACGCCCCGGCCCCGGCCCCGGTCGAGCAGGTGGCCCCGCGCCGTCCCGGCCGACCGGCCAAGGCGACCGGCGGCGGCGAGCGGGGGGCGACCAATGGCTGACGCCTTGCTCGGCCCAGACGGGACGCCGGCCCGTGCCTCGCTGCCGTTCGGATTTCAACCGCAAGCCGAGATCGAGCGCAGCTTCGCCGCATCACGACCGAGAAGACGCGCCTATTTCCACTGGGGCGAACAGCCGAACGTGGACGCCGAGCAGTCGGACGGCCACCGAGTAGGCGATTTGGATGGCTGACCTCGTC